CAGCCAGTGAAGTACTTCATTATTTCCTTCCAGAGTTCGCAGGCGGTCAAGAAAGAGGATTCCCTGATTGTATCGCTGTAATCAAAACTCTTGATGACTTCAATAGCTACAACGAAGCGACTGTACTACAGAAGAAGATCGCAAGTTCAGCTATGGGATTCATTACCAATAGCGATAACACGCAAGAAGAACTATTAGATGGTGAGAACCCAGATCGTGAGTATGTCGAGTACTTTGAACCAGGGAGTATCAAAGAACTTGCCCCCGGCCAGCAGATCCAGACTCTTAACCCACAGGCAGGTACAGACAAGATTACAGAGTTCTATGATGCTGTTCTAACGACTATCAGTACTGGTCTGGGTATTCCGAAACAATCACTGATTTCTGATACAAGTTCTGCAAGTTATTCAGCAAGTAAATTAGCTGATCGTATGTCACGTGAAGGATTCAAAACACGCTCTAATTTACTCATCAGTAAAGTACTCAAACCTATCTACCGTGAATTTATTAAAAGGATCATGGTGACTGAACTTAATAACCTAAGTTTCACTAATTTTGAAAATATCGCCAATGTGAACTTTATAACAGTACGTCAGATATCACTTGATCCCAATAAAGATGCACAGTACGAGCAAGTACTATTAGAAATGGGCGTTAAATCGAAGTCTCAAATAATCCGTGATTTAGGCATGGAGCCTCAGCATGTATTTGAAGAACTTAAACGAGAAGCGGAGATAAATAAAAAAGAAGATAAAAACGAACAAGGAAGTTCAAATAATGAAATTCAACAAAAACCAGAAACGGGAGATGACGTTAACGAGTGACGTACTTTCCGATACAAACAATCGTACTGTATCCCTTGCATTTAGTTCGGAAAATCCAGTTGTACGTAATATTGGTGGGCAGGAATATAACGAAATTCTTTTGCATAATCCTGAGAATATTAGTCTTGAACGTCTGCAAAATAAAGCCGCACTACTATTCAACCATGATTTCGATAATCACATTGGTGTAATTGAATCTGCATCGATCGATTCTGATCATATTGGGCGGGCATTAGTACGTTTTAGCTCAGTAGGTATTGGTGCTGAAAAATATGAAATGGTACGTGAAGGTACTTTAAGCAAAGTTTCAGTAGGTTATTCCATTCTTGATTATCGAATTGAAGGCGACAACCTGTTAGTTACCAAATGGGAACCTTACGAAATCAGTATGGTTTCAGTACCGGCAGATGATCAAGTAGGTGTAGGCCGCTCACTCGAAGAAGAAAAAGATGAATCAGAACACGATCAAACAAGTACTGAAATTACTGGTGATGGTACTGAACCTACTACCGAAGAAATTCAAGTTACCGAACGGGAAGAAGCCGAACGAGCACAAGAACCAGAAGAAGTACACGAAACAGATTCAATAAATAATACAGAACAAAAAGATTCTAATTCTGAACCAGAACAGGAAGTTCAGGCAGAGGATGAATCTGACGAAAAAACACGAATTGCAGAAATTAAGGCAATTTCTCGTACTTTCAATATTAATGCTGAAATTACTAATTCAGCAATCAGTACTGGCATAAGCATTGATGCTTTCAAACGCCAGGTAATGAACAAACAAACTATTATCAAGGAAGATAAAAAAATGGAATTTTCTCTTAATTCTCTAATCCGTTCTATTATGGATGGTGATAAAACAGGCATTGAATATGGTAACAAGGGTGTTATTGTACGTGATGCTGATTTTGTTAATGCAGTTCGTGCTGGTGTAACTACTACCACTGCAAAAGATGTAATTCGCACTGATGTACTTTACGGTTCATTCATTGATGTACTACGTGCTGAATCAGTACTAAAGAATTTCCCAGTACAAATGTATACCGGGCTAACTTCTGAAATTGCTCTACCAAAGCTATCTGGTGATTTTACCGCTGGTTTCGGTTTTATTTCTGAAAATGGCGTATCACCAGAAGTTGATGCTAATTTTGAATCAGTAGTAATGAAGCCAAAAACCTTCACTGGTTCTGTACCACTAAGCCGCAGCGTAGTTAAGTCTTGTCCTCAGATTGAACAAATCGTTACCCAGGCAATCGTTGCAGGTTCTGCCGAACGTCTTGAAACCCTAATCATGCAGGGTATCGTTGCAGCAGCACAGGCCGCTGGTAAAGTACAAACCGTAGATGCATACGATTATGCAACTATCGTTGCCGCTCAGGGTGCATTAGGTGATGAAGGTGTACCGTTCAGCTCTATCAGTGCTGTTATGAGTCCACAAACCAAAGCGACTCTACGTGCAACCCTACGCGGTACTAATACCGCAGCCGTTTATCTCTTCGATGATGGCGATCTATGCGGTGTACCTGCTTATGACTCTAAAGTACTTGCAGGCCAGGATTTCATTATTCTCGGTGATTTCTCCAAAGTAGCGATTGCACAATGGGGTGATGCACTTGAGTTAGATATGGACGATACCACAAACCGTAATCGCGGTTCTGTTATCGCTCGCGTATGGGCAGATCTCGATTTTGTACTTACCAATCCAGAAGCATTCCGCGTAATTAAACTGGCTTAATGTTATGAGAACATTCAAATCAAATGATATGGATGTTCTGCTTGATAGTTTTGGTCAACAATTAGTACTCGATAATGGCAGTTCCATTACTGTCATTTTCGAACAGTCCGAAATAGCAATTCAAACAACCGAAGGACTTATACAAACCACAGAAAATTATTTTACATGTCGAATTGATCAAATCACCTATGATGATACTTTTGTACTGAATATTGTTCGGTACGAAATTTATAACATCATTGATGATCTGTCAGGTTTATGTAACGTTTACTATAGAGAGGTCTGATTACATGAATATTTCAATAATTAAAAATCATGTGTCAGACCTTTTTGTTTCTGTAGGTCTTAAAGTACGTAAAGCTAACAAAACTAATATACAGACATCCGGCGATTACATTCTGATGATCAGCAACGTAACCGAACAGTACGAACAAATGGATTACAGTACACGTCATTCAGTCATTTTAACGATGGACGTATTAGTAACGTCACAGAGTGAATCTAATGCACAAACGATAATGGATAAAGTACATTCAGTATTATTCAGTACTGATTTAATTACTGGCCTGTTAGATAAAGGGGTAAATGTAAGTTCACTTAAAGTACTCTCAGTCGTCGATGATACCGATCCCGATACAGCTATAAATACCATTATGACAACGTGCCAGATTACTTACATTGCACGTCAACCTAATGGAGAATAATAACAATGGCAGGGATAATGCTCGGCAACAGGACGTTGCTATCTTACAGTACCGATCTGAATAATACATATCCAACATCAATCTATACTAATATTGATAATCTGGCAGCATTCCCAGAAGTCAAAATAAACAGTACCACACAAACAATCGAAACATATGATCAGGAATTTACAAGTATCATTACTGGTGGTCTTAAAATCAGTAATGTCAGCATTGTAGTAAATTATGAGCCAACTAATACAGGTCATATGTTCCTCAGCAATGCATACGCTGTAAATCGTTCATTTCAGTTGAAGTTCAGTCTATATGAAAGCCAGACATCATTACGCCAGAACTACATTATTCTGAATGGTCGTATTACTGCACAAAAAGATGACGCTGATATTAATAAAGTATACGGGCGTACCTGGACTTTTACGCCTGATTCTATAGTCCGTCAGGGAACGATTGATGACCAGATCCCATTAGTACTGGGTAATTTTGGGGTAGGGGCTGATGGTATTACCGTACCGCATTATGAATCAGACGGTGGTAACTCATTCATTAAAGTACCAGCAACAAGCACGATGAATCCTGGCGGTGTTGATCTACTGGGCGTTGGCCTTGTAGATGGTGGCGGTATGAGTAAAGCACAGATGGTCGTTACCGAATCAGGTACACCACGCCTGTACATTAAGAATACCGATAGTACCGTATACGATCAGGTATACAGCACAGCCAATAAACCAGTACTTAACGCAGGTGCAACACAGGGTGTTCAGGGTACATTGCCTATCAGTTCTGGCGGTACTGGGGCAACCGTAGCCGCTACAGCGTTGAGTAACCTGAACGGCCTACCAAAGACAGGCGGTACTTTAACAGGTGCTCTTACAGGTACAGCTTTAACGCTATCCAGTACCTTATCTGTTACTGGCGTAGCGACAGTAAACAACACAATTAACCAGGACGGTGTAGCAGCAGCTACATACGGCCATACATCACTATCCACAGCCGCAGCAGGTACTAAATCATATTTGCGTAAAATGCGTGGTGGCAATGGGGATACCATCTTTCATGAAACCGTACAGTCAGGTAACTACCGCCTTGCTACCGGGGCGAGTACCGACAGTTCTGATGCACTGACATTATCCAGTACTGGCAACTTAACGATTACTGGTGGTCTTAACGCTTCATCTGCAACGTTGAGTACTGCATTACCGATCAGCTCTGGCGGTACTGCTGCAAGTACTGCAATCACTGCATTACAGAATCTAAACGGCGTACCGCAAACCACTACTGTGAACGGTAAAGCTTTAACCGGTAATATTGTATTAGCACAGGCAGACATTGCAGGTACTGTACCGACAAGCCGTACTGTGAATGGTAAGGCATTGACAGGTAATATTGTATTAGCACAAGCGGATATCTCAGGAACAGTACCAACATCACTAACCATTAATGGCAAACCTTTAACAGGTAATGTAGTTCTTTCAAATAATGATATTTCTGGTTTTGGTAATTCAAGTAATTACGATATCGGTACATCAGGTGCTAATGTTCCGCTATTGAGTAATAGTAACGTATGGATTGCATCTCAAACTCTTGAAGGCGGTCTGAGTGTTGGTCCTTCACGTACAGGGTCAGTAGGAATTGAATTAGGAAGTTTAACAACCGCAGGTACTGCATTTCTTGATTTTCATTGTTCTGGTTTTAATAATGATTACGATGCAAGGATAAGTGCGACAGGTGGTACTTCTGGAAGCTCAAATCAGGGAACCCTAACGCTATCAGGCAGTAAATTGCAGTTTAATGGTACTCCATCATTCAATACCGCAATTCCTGTCACAAGCGGTGGTACAGGTAGTTCCTCGGCATCAGGGGCGTTAACTAACTTAGGTGCAGTGAGTACCGCAAGGAAGGTAAATGGATATGCTTTAACTTCTGATATTGTATTAAATGCTGATGATGTTAGTGCACTACCTTCTCGTGGTCTTATTCCAGTAGGTACTGACCTGAATGATTTAGATGGAACAGTACAGGGTTATTATCAACAACCTTTAAATGCAAATGCCACAGCAGTACTTAACTATCCTGCTCAGTATGCAGGTACATTAGTCGTACTGCAAAACTCAGCAACGCATGTTAAAAGTTGCACGCAGATGTATTATCGCTATAATTCTAATGATTTATATACTCGTACCGGATATTCAAACAGTTCAGGCGTTATTTCGTGGGCAGCATGGGGTATGTACACTTACACTGATATTAGCGGTGTAAATAGTTCTATTAAATCTCTTGCCGGGTTAACGACACCGTTAGTACCACAAACCAGAAAAGTTAATAACAAAGTACTTTCAAGTGATATTGTTTTAGCACAGTCAGATATTGCAGGTACTGTGCCAACATCATTAACAATTAATGGTAAACCACTGACAGGTAATATAGTACTTACAAATACCGATGTTTCGGGAAGTGCATCATCTGGAGCAAATAGTGATATTACAAGTCTAACAGGTCTCACTACTGCTCTCAGCATTGCACAGGGGGGCACTGGTAGCACTTCTGCAAGTGCAGCGTTAAGTACTCTCGGCGGTATGCCTAAATCTGGTGGTACATTCTCTGGTGCAGTAGGTGTATCAAGTACTTTAGCAGTTACAGGTACTCTGACCACAAGTAACAGTCTAATTCAGGACGGTGTTACACAAACTACATATTGCCAAACTGCGTTAAGTTCTGGCACAGCAGGTAATAAATCATATCTGCGTAAATTCCGTGGCGGTACTGGTAATACAATATTCCATGAAACTGTACAGGGTGATAATTATCGTATTGCCTCTGGTACTACTGATACAACAGATGCAATGACATTATCAAGTACTGGCGACCTTACTACTTCTCATCTGACAGTAAAAGATAATGATGCAACCTTACCGGGTACTGGCAGCACTGTTTATGGTGGTCGATTAAAATCACAGTACACAGTCAATGGTGTTGAAAAAACATCCTCTTATTTGCAATCAGTTAAACGTATTGAGTGGGATTACTCTATAGCACGCCTGTTTGTGAATCAGACAGGTGGTGGAACCGATACGGCACAATCACGATATTTTGACTTTTTGTCCAATGGCAACGTGCAAATTCCGGGACGTATGTTTATGGGTAGTCCGGCTGTTAACTCGTGGTGGAACTCAGCACAACCCCACTATGCCGCCTATTACACGGACACAGCCACAGACACTCCGGGTAACGGGGCTATAGCTGGCCTTTCTTGGGGGTATCAGCATGGCGGGGGCTATAATCTGCGAACAATGTGGGGGAATGTCGGAAATGGTACGGTGAACTGGGGTAACACCGCAATGACCCAGTTTGGGGACAG